AAGATTGTAAGACGGCTGTTTTAAGTCAGCTAGGCGGACGAGAGCGTAGTTATCGCATACGCATGTCCGGACTCGGTAAGCCTCTCTGTCAGCAGGTTTGTGATAAGCACGGCATCGAAGAGACGATGCAGTACAACAGCATCATGCGCTTCTTGTACGGCGACATCACAGAGGCACTTATGATGCTTGTCATGCGCGAAGCCGGTATCGACATTGTTGACTATCAGAGAGAGGTCGAACTCGATCTCGACGGGCATCACATCACCGGCACGCTCGATGTTATCATACGTGACGGCGCGGGTGTCGAGAAGGTGTGGGACATCAAGTCAGCAAGTGACTGGGCCTTCAAGAATAAGTTCACAGGCTTCGGCGGCTACGAGGCTATGAAGACGGACGATCCCTTCGGCTACATCATGCAAGGGTTTCTGTACTCTGAAGCGGTGGGTATGCCCTTCGGTGGGTGGATCGTAGTCAACAAGTCGAGTGGGGAAGTTGCCGTAGTCGAGACGTACGACTGGACAGGTGAGGATAAGGACAGGTACTTGGCGGATGCGAAGAAGCGTATAAAGTTTCTTAGCGATCCGGATGTCGCTATGTTCCGTCCGTACACCGACGACTTCGAAACGTACAAGCGTAAGGGTGAAGTAATACGCACAGGTAATAAGGTCTTGCCGAAAGAGTGTAGCCTGTGCGGTTACAAGACGCACTGCTGGCCGAATGCTGTTGTGCATCCCCGCGTCACCTCGCAGGCTAAGTCACCACCTATGGTATGGTATTCTCGCCTCAAGACACAAGAGATTTAATGGCCTATGTATTTACGCGCGGTTACGAACTAGAGCTTCTCGAACTCAACAAAGATATGTATCACGTCTACATCGAGGCCCACATCGGCGCAGGTGGAGAACGTAAGATTATTTTTTTGCGTCAGCACGAGCGGGGTTTACCGTTGACATTACGAGATAACTTCACGCAGGATGGCGTAATGTCTCCGAACACGGAGAAACGTGACATCACAACAGTCGAACATCAGATACAAAAGATAAGTAGACTAGCTAATGCAGGAGTTAATGTATGTGTCCCCCTGACTTGTTTGACAAGCGAATGCTCTTTACTAGAACGCCAGTCACCAAAACTGGCAGGGTATCTCCTAAAGCGTCTAGCGTCCGTCGGAATGCGTCTATGAAACAAAGCTCGGCTAAGAAGGCCGGGTTTCGTTCGAACTTCGAGTTGAACTTAGCACGCTCTCTAGCTGACAGGGGCATCCCGTACGAATATGAGTCAACGAAGCTGACCTATACTCCTAAGCCCCGCACGTACACACCCGACTTCTTCATTCCATCGACGAACATCTACATCGAAGCGAAGGGGCACTTAGACAAGGGTGATCGAGTGAAGATGCTTCTTGTAAAGGAGCAATATCCTGAACTTGACATACGTTTTGTATTTTTAAATTCCCGAAACAAAATTTATAAGGGATCGAAAACCACCTATGCCGACTGGGCTACGAAGAATAAGTTCGACTGGGCAGAGGGGTCTATACCAGAGGAGTGGTACAAATGAATGATATGATTGATGAATTAGAAAAAGCGTCTCTCCTTCCGGATAGATGGTACATCATTATGAAAGAAGCAGAAGACGGCTTCACCATCTCGGCGTATGACACTATGCAAAGCGAAGAGTTTCAAGAGATGGGGTCTGTCATAATGTCAGGCATCATAGATATTCTTCACAACGATTTCGATACGATATTCGACGCGGGTGTGAGAGCTATGAAGAGTCAAGAGGACGAGATAGTAATCAAGGCTGACGGGGACAACATCGTCAAGGTAGACTTTGGTCGTCAACAATGAGACACGAAGAATATATGAAGATGAGAGAAGAGCTAGAGCTTGCCGGAAAAGAAGCGTACGGCAACTTGGACATGGTGAACTCACCACCACACTACAATCAAGCAGGGGTTGAGTGTATCGATGCCATACGTGCTGCTACAGACGAGGGCTATCAGTACTACCTGCAGGGAAACATAATAAAGTACCTTTGGCGTTACCGTTACAAGAACGGCGTTCAAGACCTAGAAAAGGCACGCTGGTACTTAGATAAACTCATAGGGGAGATAGAAGATGAATAACATGTTGCCTACGCCGTATCAGCAATTCATACACAAGTCACGCTATGCACGTTGGCTCGATGATGAGCAACGCCGTGAGAACTGGGATGAGACTGTGTCGCGTTACACGAACTACATGCGTAATCAAGTTCGCGGCAAACACAACTACGAAATGACTGACACGGATTTGTTCGACATCGAGCAGGCTATCTTGAGTCAGGACATCATGCCGTCGATGCGTGCGATGATGACTGCAGGTCCGGCCCTCGCTCGGGATAATATCTGTGGTTACAATTGCAGCTACATCCCGGTAGACAGCCCCCGCTCGTTCGATGAGTGCATGTACATTTTGATGTGTGGCACAGGCGTGGGTTTCTCTGTCGAACGAGAGAATGTAGAGAAGTTGCCGATTGTCAGCGATACGATGCACGACACGGACACGGTGATTAAGGTCGGCGACTCGAAGCCGGGGTGGGCCAAGTCGTTACGTGAGTTGATTGCGCTGTTGTACGCTGGTCAGATTCCGAAGTGGGACTTGTCTGCTATACGTCCGTCCGGTGCGCGTCTCAAGACGATGGGTGGTCGTGCGTCTGGGCCGAAGCCACTCAACGATTTATTCACATTCACCGTTAAGCTCTTTAAAAAGGCGAAAGGTCGTCGCCTCTTTCCTATCGAGTGCCACGACTTGATGTGTAAGGTGGGTGAGGTCGTCGTGGTAGGCGGTGTGCGCCGCTCTGCCTTGATCTCTCTGTCGAACTTAGGTGATGAACAGATGCGTCACGCTAAGACAGGTGAGTGGTATGACGAGCCTGATCGTGGTATCTTTCGTGACGGCCAGCGCGGTCTTGCCAACAACTCCGTAGCCTACAAGGGTAAACCGGAGATAGGTATATTCATGCGTGAGTGGTTAGCCCTGTACGACTCGAAGACAGGAGAGCGGGGCATCTTCAATCGTGAAGCCGCTGACAAGCAGGTTGCCCGTAACGGTCGGCGCGAGACAGGTCACATGTGGGGCACAAACCCGTGCAGTGAAATCATCCTGCGTCCGTATCAGTTCTGCAACCTGTCAGAAGTTGTCGTACGAGAGAGTGACACGCTCGACTCGTTGAAGCGTAAGGTACGTCTCGCTACGATCTTGGGCACCCTACAGTCTACGCTGACTGATTTTAAATACTTGAGGAAGGTATGGAAAGACAACACAGAGGACGAGCGTTTGCTCGGCGTGTCCTTGACTGGTATCATGGATCACTCCGTTCTTTCAAAATCCGTAGACTCACCGCGCTGGCTGGAAGAGATGCGGCAGGTAGCCGTCGACACGAACAAGGAGTACGCGGAGAGGCTTGGTATTCCACAGTCGGCTGCTATCACCTGTGTAAAGCCGTCGGGTACTGTATCGCAACTGGTGGACGCTGCAAGCGGCATTCACGCTAGGCACAACGACTACTACATCCGCACCGTGCGTGCTGACAACAAAGACCCCCTGACACAGTTCCTCAAGGAGCAAGGGGTGTACAGTGAGGCGGACGTAACCAAGCCAGACACAACCACCGTGTTCTCATTTGCAATGCGATCACCTGATGCTGCTGTCACACGCACAGACATGTCGGCTGTAGAGCAACTAGAGTTGTGGAAAACGTACGCAACTCACTGGTGTGAACACAAGCCGTCGGTGACGATCACTGTGAAAGAACACGAGTGGATGCAAGTTGGATCGTGGATATATGATAACTTCGATGTGGCATCGGGTGTCTCGTTCCTTCCTCACACCGATCACTCGTATCAACAAGCTCCTTATCAGGACATCGAACGAGAAGAGTATCTCGAATGGCAGGAGCGATTCGGTGCGTTCAAGATAGACTGGGATGCGCTGTCCGAATACGAAAAGGAAGACAATACATCCGGCTCTCGTGAGCTTGCGTGTACGGCAGACTCGTGTGAGGTGGTTGACCTCAATGCCGCCTAAGAAAGAAACGCGTCCCATATGGAAGCAGGGGAAGGGGTGGATTCAATACGATCCGCCCCGGAACCACCCCTGTTACGAAGAGTGGAGAAAGCTCGTTGATCGAAGTAAAGATAACGCCTGAATTAGTAGAGCGTGCAGAAAAAAAGGTTGCCCACATAGGCATCCTAGAGGGCAGTATAACGGGCAGTACGAGTCACGTGGTAGGGGCGCTAGGGGAGCTTATCGTAAGCGACCTCACGGGCGCTCTAGAGGCGAATAACAGGCACTACGATTTGCTGTTGGGTGACAAGCGCATCGACGTAAAAACAAAGCGGTGTAATACGAAGCCTCGACCACACTACGATTGTACGATACCCGCACACGGAACGAAGCAAGACTGTGACTCGTACGTATTCGTACGCATCAAGATCGACGGCTCGAAGGCGTGGATTCTCGGGGAGATAGATAAGCGTGCATTTTACCGCAATGCGAAGTTCTATCGTCGCGGTGATATCGATCCGGACAACGGATTCGTATTTAAGGCAGATTGCTACAACCTGCCAATAGAGGAGTTAAATAATGTATAAGGCACTAGTGATAGTGTGTTCTTTTTATTTACCGGACGGACCCTGTATGAATTTTGAAGACGAGTGGGGGCCGTATCGGACAGAAGAACTTTGTGAAGAGCGGGTTATGAAGATGTCAGAGATGATACTTCAGATGCCTAAGCCTCTTCCACCACCGCACGCGTATTCGTACAAGTGCGAAATAGTAGGAGAACAGCTATGAAAGCACAGCTATTTTCTTTGACGGCACATCTACGCCAAGACGGTAACGTCGAACTCAACAAGGAGTCGGTGCGTCCGGAAGACCTAGAAAAAGAAATGGACACGGGAGTGCCTGACTATGAGGGCACACACTCCATCGTGTCCTTATTACGTTACTTAAATTTATCTGCTGACGAGATTATAAACAAGTCGACAAGATACGTTTAACTTTTCTTCGCACCTACGATGCGATCTGCTGCTGTAGGCTTGGGGTTATTATCGTATCCTGCCTTCACACTCAACATACCAAATGACGTATTTCCACCTCCGGACATCTGCATCGGTGCCATCGGTGACATAGCCGTCTGTTGTTGACGCTTACGCTGTGTGTTTTGTTGCGTCGGGCTTGCGGACATCATTCCGCCAGCGGACGCTTTTTTTCTTTTCTTGGCAGTACCGCCGTACATCATCGGCTTGCGCTTGGCTGCACCACCATACATCATGGCCTTGCGTTGGCCGTTGGTGTACGTTTTCATCAAGAGTCTCCCTCTTTCTCTTTTAGTTTTAACGCTTCTAAGGCATCGTCTGTCGCTTCCGCCAGAAGGTCTTGATCTATTTGTCCTAAGTAGTCCCTTGCGTCTAGACCTAAAGATGCGAATTCTGTTACGACAAAATTCACAATCAAGTCTGCCCCCATCTCTATTTCCGCCCTTGTCATGTTTTCAGGATAGTTTAAAAACTGACTCATAAACTTTGCGCCTTCTTTTTCTGAGGCTGCTAGTTTCATAATATCAATTCCTGCCTGTGTCGCTAGGGCAACTGATAATTCTGCTGCGACGTACTGGGGACTGACCATGCCGCGACGAAGGTTGAAGGCACGAGATATCAGCTTGTTCACCCCAAATTCCGCTACAAGATTTTTGATGTTAGGGTCGTACTGTCCCATAGGGGCTTTAGACTTCATCATAAAATACTGAGACACATCTCGTAAAAACGATGCGTGATCCGGCCCGAGTATAGACTCTATTTGTTCGTAAGCAGGACCACTCATAAGTTCGTACAGGGCTTCTGGTTGTACAAAAGCCTCTCGTACCTCTTTGTCTCCTCCCATAGGAACGACGCCGCCCTTCTTCATCAACCCATCAAGAAGAAGAGTGGCTATGCCATCGTTGATTGCTTTTTCAATCGGAACCTCTCTTCCGTTTCGGAAAGTGATGGTTGTTACGTTCGGGTCACCTCCAGTAAGACGCAGACGAACATCCAACGCAAGAGTCTGCAAGTCATCGGCGGTTCCGGTTTCAAAGTATCTCTGTACAAAAGAGACAGAATTGCGACCGACGCCAGCGGCTTCTCCGATAGCCCTGTTCACTTCGTTTCGTTTAGGATCGGCTAGTCCGGTCACTGTCTTTGTCTGTCGTTCGATTTCCGTCACGATGCGATTAGCGGCTCTTTTGCCTATTGCAAGAGCATCATCATCCTGTTCGAAAAGATTTTGCAAGGAGCGAGACTCACTGACCATCCCCTCAAAATCTAACATGCTATGCACAACTGCTCCCTCGATACCCGGATTTACATTGTTGGGTCCGTTTATGATGCGAATATTAAATGCTGATTCTACATCTCCTACGTTTTCAAGCGAAGGCAGTTTGTCTTGCATATTTAAGCCGCCGGTATCTCGTATGTCCTGTGCAAGTCCCGGAGTGCGACGAGAGCGTTTCGCTGCGGTGTCTAGCTTTCTGGTGACTTCACGCGCCCATCCATCATATATAAATTCTTGAAGTGTGCTTTGCAGTAAGTCGTACCTTTTTTTACTTGCTGGGTTAGAGAAGTCGAAATAGAGGTTGCCTTGCATATCTTTGTCTGCAAACTCGCCAAACAATCTTCTTGCTTGACTGTCTAATTTTGCGAGATCAGTAGCGTCTCCTTTCATCGCATTTCGTATTTGACCGACGAGAGGTATGAGCATCGTTCCCGGTTCGACATTTCCGTACCCGTAATCTAGAAGTCGAGCGAATACCCCATCTTCAACATCTG